GAATTGGACCTGTCTGTATGGTTCTATTACCTTTGAAACTTAATCTGGTGATAGCCTGAATGGCTAATGGAGACAAATGGCTTTGTCTATTGCCGAATACAACTTTATTGTTATTATCGGAAACAGATTCAATGTTAGCCTGGTCAAAGATTTTCTTAGGATCTTCTTCCATATAGGCTGATTGATAAGCAACTGCTCTTCTCATCCATTCGATATCACTTGTTCTTGTAATATCATCTTCTATTCTTCCCGCCGCGATTTCACAAACACCTTGAGCAATAAGAATAGTTGAATCACTAACAGAATATCCTGTAAGTTCATATACTTCTTGTGCGTCAACAAACATGTTTATACCTCCAAACTCTCTATAACCTTGATTACCGCTATGTCGCAATAATCTGCTTTAGTGCTATTGATTAACTTCAATTGAATCTTGTAATCGCCTATCTCGTCAAAGATTGTAGTGCTGCCAAAAGTATAAGTAACCTGACCACCGGCGCTATTTGTAATAGTGGCTGTACCACCAGTTCTAGTGGTTCCATCGGGTGCCTGAAACAACACAGTAGCGCTAGTATAGGCCGAAAGACTTCTGACAATTGCTCTTTCGTCTTTGACGGTAAATACAATTGTTTCCACAGGAACTTGTCCTATGTAATATGTCTTACTGATCATATCTTTCTGTACCTCTCTTAGATGTATTTATAACCGCTCTCTGCATTCTTGCCACTGCTACCTGTGTTGAAACCAATTGAGGGTCATCCACTGCTCTTGGCATTCTTGCGTCTAGCATGAGAAAATCTGTAAAACTTAATGTGTAATCTGCTATTCCGGAGAATATAGCGTTTGCTATTTCCGTATTCAATAGCAATGGAGTCAAACCTAATACAACTGCATAGTCTGTTGCCCCGCTGAATATAGCATCAGCAGTAATCGTATCCAATATTACCGGAAGGTTACCGATAACAATTGTATAATCTGTAGCGCCTATAAATTCTGCTGTTGCAATAGCGTCAGCGTTATAAATGTGCGGTCCTTTATCGATTGTGTAATCTGTTGCCCCGCTGAAATCGGCAATAGCCAATGCATCGGAAGCCACATTCATACTCAAAGCAATTGTATAGTCTGTTGCACCACTGAATGTGGAATCTGCTGTTACTGTATTGACAGTCAAAGGAGTGACAAGAGCAGCGGTATAGTGAATTGCTATTCTAGCGGCACTTAATGTAGTTGGATAAACTGCCCATTCTGTAATGGGACCGTAAGCACCAACAGTAGTGTTGTTTCCTATCATGAATCTTCTACCCACTGGATTAGTAGCAGAATAAGCACTAGCAGAAGACGTACTACTTAGAGCGCCATTAACATAAATCTTTGTAATAACATTCGATCCACCGGAAGCCTCTTGAGTAACAACTAGATGTTGCCAAACAGATGACGGACTGGTCAAAGCAGCACCGGAATAAATAGTTCCATGAAACTGTGAATCAACAAAGATAAAGTTTGATGAGTTTACTCCGATACTTGTTCTGTGAACGTTTGAATTGTCTCTTAAATCAGCCAATGACGGCCAGTTTCCACCGGGTGCACCATTACATTTAAAGATACATTCAAAAGACCATGTCTTTGCAAAGTCCTGTCCTGTTCCTCCTGTGTCTTGTAATTGAACATATGACGTTGACGTACCAGTAAAATCATATGCCGCATCACCAGAACGAATCAGAGAATTACCACTAGCACCTTTTGTTAATCCGGCACCTTCTGTAACAGTAGGCGAAACAACAGAGCCGTAATTAGTGGCTGTACCAGATGAATTATCCAGTTTAAACCACATTCTAGGCGCATCGGCTGCTACTTCTACATCCCAACTCATTTAATATAACACCTACCCTTCTCTGATTTCATTGTATTAGTATTTTCCTCTGAGAATACCTGAATCGGACATTGATTCCCATTTGATAGTCAAATCTTGTGAAGACGCTGTTTGTGTAGAACCAAAGTCGATAGCAGCAATCAAAGGCTTTGAAGCGGCAGTGTCATCATAGATAATCGCATATCTGAATGAGAAAGAAGCACTTGACCAAGTAACGTCAGCAGCATCAAAGGTCCACCAGTCATTTGTTGTATCCTGGGTAATTGTCTTTGATGTCAATGTAATCCCACCGGCTGTATATCCTGTACCTGTAGTTTGATTTGTAAGGTCAGTATAAACACCATGAGTATCATAGTTCGGTGTATATGTAGAAGTACATAGAGCAACTTTAATTGTATCCGCGCTTAAATCTATAACCTTTGTCAACACTCTGTTGATAGCAGGTCCATACCATTTTGCTGTAGCCATAATATTTAATCCTTTCGTATTTGTATTTAGTATATCTAATGAAAAGAAGGGTAGGGCATGAAAACCCTACCCTTCTCAACTAACTTTAATATAATTATCAGCACTTTTGGTGCTAATTAATTACGGTGCGGCAGTTACTTCAACGATTGCGAAAGATTCTGCTTTTGCTACTGCGAAGGCTCTACGTGCACGAGTCTTCAATAGAACACCATCAGTATCAAACTTAGCGTCTCTAGAAACAATGCTTTCGGGACCTGAACGAACACCATTTAGAAGGTGCTTGCGGTTACCGATAATAACAAGTGGGTTACCGGCAGGTGCGGCTGTTGCTGTAGCAGATGTACGAGCACCATATGACCACACAACGTCATAACCAAACATGTTTTCTCTAGTCTTACCTAGTGGATCAACGTACTGTTGTACTAGGTTGTTGCTTGAATCCTTCATAACTCTTAATGAGCCCTTTAGTGAAGGGTGAGCAATAACAACTGTATCACTGTCTGACCAGTAGTTACCTGTTTCAACGATTCCAAGTGCACCTGAAAGATCGTCAAGGTTAACAACACCGGCAGTCTGAATAAGGTTAGATGCTGAGTTGTACTGAGATACAGCACGGTACACAGATTCGAATGGAACTGTTCCACCGTTAGATGCGGCAGTAGTACCTAGAGCAGCATTGTCATACATCTTTGCGAATGAAGTAGCAAAGTCTAATTTGTATGTGTTGAGAACATCAACGAATGAATCCTGTACATCTTCTTCTGAAATCCAATAGATTTCACCAAACTTACGTGCAACCATTGTTACATCATCAAATGTAGCAGTTGCATCAGGATATGTGGCACCTTCAGCAATAACGCTAGGTGATCCACCTACAAGACGGGGTACGGATACGGCGTCAGTGTGCATCTGAATTCTACGGGCAACATTTTCAATTGCTGAAACCTGTTGCGTAACGGCAATAACGGGACCTGTGTGCTCTTCAGCAATCCAGCCATTAGCCTCTGTTAAATCTAGTCTAGCCATAATAATTTAATTCCTCTCTTTTTATAGTATTTTGGACGCTCCTAACTTAGTCGATTGCGCATGTCATTAAAGTTATTAGCAAATGTATTTAATATAAGCCAGTAAAGTGTCCACAATACTCGGCTGAATTGTCAGAGAATGTCCATTCTTCTTTTCAATTACTTGAATATAGTATAACACTATTAAAATTATGCTGTCAATTTGGGTTGACACCTTAGATTGACAGCATAATCCAATCCTATATCTTTCCTCTAATAGCCATTGCTTGAATCTCAGAAGCAGATAGTTTATTTTCTACTCTTGCTTCTTTGAATTGATCAATGTTTCCTGCTTGATGTTTCGCTGAGAATAGTTCTGGCCAATCCTCTTTGACTGCTGCTACCTTTCCTTCCAACCCGGCTAAATTACCGTCATCATCAAAGTCAAGGTCTTTCAGATCCATTACTTTTAATACTCTGTCTACATTCTTGACTCCCTTTGACTGTAATGCCAATTTGGCTTCTGCTTTAACAGCACGTTCCTTATACTTATCGGTCTTTGGAGTAGCGTCTTCTAGTTGTGCTTTATAAGCAATAGCATCAGACTTATACTTTTCCAAATCAATCTTTGCTTGCTTGTGCGCTTTAAGCAAAGCCTTTGGGTCAATGACCTCTTCTTCTGTATTAACGACTTCTTCAGACATAATTAATTAACTCCTTCTACTGGTGCTGGATTTGTTTCATCATTGCTGATGTTTGTTCTTACTGCTGGATTGGTATTGGCTGCTCTAGAGTATTCATTACCAATCTTTGCGGCGTCTTCTTCACGCCATTGAATCATTTCCTTGATTTTGGTTTCATCATAACCGGCTTCAATCATTACCTGACGGAAAGGCATACCGACGTTACGCTTTTTAGCCATAACATCCCACTTTTCTAGTTCGTCAAGGCTCTCTACTGTCTTCCAGTGGATGATTATTTCTGAACTAGCCTTTTCCAATTCAATTCTGATAACAAAAGAATAAATCTGTTGCCATACTGGTGTATAAGCAACCTGTCTATCGGATACCTTGTTAAGCAAAGGTGCTTCACTTGATCTCCAAGCATTACCTGAATACAAAGTCTTTGATTGGAAATACTGCAATGGAGTATTAGTCAAAGAAGCCAGAGCCTGAACCATGTGATCAATAGGGTCAGTGAAGATTTGTGGCTTCGCTGGATCGAATTGTCCAACAGATTGAATATTAGACATAAACCATAGACCACCAGGCTTATTTTGTAGTCCTGTATCATCTGCTGCTGTATCACCTTGTTCAAAGTCTGGTGGACCATCTTCTGTAGATGCGCCGGGGTGAGCCAAAGCATATCTTTGTGGTGCACCTTGATAATCAACAGTAACCATGTGAGTAGTATTCAATTTATTGATCTTATCTTGAATACGGTAGCCATCATAATGTTCAGGTCTTCCACTAGTTCCATGAGTTCTCAAGTGGAATAATGGAATCTCACCAAAGGGATTGTCAAAAGAATCAGTTGCAAACCACTGTTGACCACTGGTGATTTTCATATCTTCTGAACGGTCAACTCTTTTGTCATTTGTCTTTGTAGTGAACTTGTAAATCTTCTCGGGATAAGCAATAGTCAACTTGTGAGAGTTGGTAAATTCATCCCAATGCATCCAAGCACCGAATAAACGCTTAGTCGGATTGTCTGGATCATAAACAACAACAGCGTCTCTAGGATCTTTGACTGCAATTGTTGGTTCTTTGGTATCAGGGTCAACCCATACCAATACATAGGCTTCACCAAGAGAAGAAACCATTCTGTGAGC